TTTCCAACTGCAATTGTGCATCCTGCAATTTTCGGGTTGCTTCCAAATTCTTTTTATATGCCGCTTCAATTTGCTTTGCTTGTTGTTCTGCTGCCTTTTCCGCATCGCTTTTACCCCTTGGCGTTACGGTTGGGTTCTGTGTCGTTACGGGCTTATTGTCTGTTTGTGGCGTCGGGGTATCTCCAACAGAAACCGGGATTGTTAACGGTTTTATTTTCTTTTGCATACCATCCAAACCCTCTTGGAAATTTTCTGTTATGTCTTTAACTTGGGCTTTAACCAAATTTCCGTACGCTGCTGCATAATCTGCCAATCCTTTTTTTACGTCGTCAAAATCTAACGTAAACGCCCCCTTTAATGCGGTTCCGGTTGCTTTGACTATATCAATAAAGAATCCAAACAAATTTCCCAACGTATCAAATGTTGTTTTGAATCCGGCAACTATACCGTTCCAAATGGCACGTATCAAAACACTTTCATTGTACAACTCAATAAAGTAATTGACAACATCAATAACCCCTTTTATTATCGCCGTCAATCCTTGGTTAACAAAAACTTTTGCCTGCGTTGTCAACGTTTCAAAATTCCCTCCGGTTGCGTCAAACAACCCGGATAATGCGTTTTGCAACTCAATTTGGCTTTGCAATTGTTCCTCCTGCAATTGCGCCAAAACTCCGGCTTTCCCTTTTACTTCATCCATGTTTGTTGAAATATCTTTCAACGTGCGCAAATACTGCAATCCGGCGTCCTCTCCGGGACCCCCGAATATATCTGCAATTGCAGCCCCGACCGTTGCCGCATTATCCGGCAATTCTGCCAATTTTGCGGAAACGTCTTGTATAACATCGAACGTTGTTTTGGTTCCGGTCTGCAAATCTTTTTGAACTTGTTCCGACGAAATACCGATACCGTCCAAAGCCGCCGCCGTCGCCGTCGTCATTTCACGCAAACGCAAATTTGCCTCCTTAATTGCGTCAACGCCTTTGTCCGAAAAGATACCCATTTTGTTTGTTTGGGCTACAATCGCAACAAATTGGTCTGCTGATATTCCAGCCTCTTTGAAATATGCCGGGTATTCTTTCAACGTGTCTAAAAATTCCCCGTTCGCATCGGCTCCGGACAAAAAACCATCCTTAACCAACTGCAATGCCTCATTTGCAGAAATACCAAATTGTTTTGATAATGCGTTTGTTGCAATCAATGTTTCCCGGAAATCTGCGCCGAACGAATCTGCGACGGCTTGCACCTCATTTCTAAACGCTTTCAAATCATCGCCACTTTTCCCGGTAAATTGTTGCGTCAATCTCGTTGCCTCAACTAACCCGGCGTTATAATCGTACCACCATTTAAACGCCGCACCCGCCGCCGCAATTCCGGCAATCGCCAAAAAAACCGGGTTTGAAAGTAATCCCAACAAAGTTTTTCCCAATGCTTTTGCCCCGTCGCCAATAGCTGTAAAAACGGCTTTACTTTCAGCCCCGCCACGTCCTAACGCCAAAAGACTTTCGCCAAATGCGCTATTTAAACCTAACGTTTCTTTTAATTTGTCGCCATACGCAATAATTGCGTCGGACGCCTCCGTATAATTTCCGACGTTCAATTGAAATTTCCCGGTTGCTTCCTGCAAACGTTTCATTTCTTCGTATATTTCTTTGGTTTGTGCAACCAATTTTCGCCCCTCCTCGGTGTTTTCCCGTTCGGCTTTAGTCATGTTGCTTAAATAAATCTTATTCAATGAATATTGCGCCGATAAACGGTTATAACTACCCTCGGCGGATTGATTTATTTTCACAATCAGTTTATTAATTTGGTTCGCTTCCTGCTTTGCCAAATTCAACTCCGCTAATTTTTTGGCGGCGTCGCTTTCAGCAAACGCCAATTCTTTTTGCGCACGTGCCAAACGGTCGGCGTCGTCGGCGGCTTTCTTTGTCTTTTTCCGCCCGTCCTCCGTGGCTCCGGAAACCTTTTGCAATGTAGCCGCCAATTGAATCGCCTCGGCTTTGATACTTGCCAATGCGTCCGTATATGTGTCTTTTAACTCGGTCAATTGTTTTATCAGTTCCTCAATTGAATTATCCGGGCTGATTAAATCTTTATACTTTATCGGATTATTATCTGCCATAGCAACTATTATTTAAAGTTATTTTTCGGGAAATTTCCCCGTATTTCGATTTTCTTTTCTCAAACGTATATTTTATTATCTGCCGGGAAATAACGCCGGAAATCGCTTTATTTTACGTTCTTCTGTTTTTGGGCTTTTCTCGCTTGTTCTTTTACATACTCAAATGCGTTGTAATATTCCAATACGGTAAATCTTTTCGGGTCAACGTGCAAATTCTGCGACAATATCAAACACATATTTTCAAATTGTTTGTCGTATCGTATTTCTACGCTGTCGGCTCCCGAAAATGATTGCGGATTGAAATACGTTATCAACTCTGCTGTAATTTCGTCAATTCTTTTTGCATCCGTTTCGGTTGCTTCCCCGGCTATGATTGTGCGCAATAAAATAACCGTTCTTTCTTTCAGTTGGTCGAAATACTCTTTTAATGCTGCATCATCAAATACCCGGGGAAAATACAACCGCAATTCTTCATCTATTTTTTTTTTAACCGCTTCCAAATGGGCGGTTATCTCTGAATTTGCAACGTCTTTAAAAAGACTCATTGTTTGTTGCAATCCATCATCTGACAAATCATTTCGGGGTTTACCATTTATTGATTTAACCAACACGGCAAAAGCCAAATGCCGGGGGGAAACCTCGGATTGAATGAAATATATGTTTTGGCGCATATTTTCCAACTCAACGGTTGCCATGTTTGGCGTTGGGCTGTTCAAATAACGTATTACCTTTTCAATATGTCGGTCAAAATCCGATAAATCAGAACCAACCCCGGCGTCAACCAAAAGCATTTTGTTATACTTGTGGAAACGCAACATCGGCAATTCGTCTATACTATCATACAACTCAACGTTCATTCCTTTTATTTGTACATTCTTCATAATAAAACACGTGTTATCATTGTACTACAAAAGGGAACGCCCAAAAATGCGGGGTTCCCGGTAAATATCAACGCAAAGAAACAAATCAAAACGCACGTCCACCACGACAAACAGAAATCGCAATTAAACATCTTTGAAAAGAAATCGTTCCCGTGAACTTGTACCCATTCAATAACGCCCCATTTGCGCAATAATGTAAGCACAAAAGCCGCCAACATTGCGACCAATATAACGTAAAAAATAAATTCTTTCATAATCTTACAATTTACATGATTCTCCAATACTTAATTCTCCATAGAACCGGAACCCGCCGTACGGGTGCATTAAAAATTGGTTGTCTATTTCGTCCAAAGAAAAACCCCGGTAAATATTTTCCGCCAACTCATAAACCTTTGTTATTTTCAAACGCCCATGTTTCAGCCAAAAGCCTCCGTTCAACACGTCCAATATTTGCCGCTTAACTGCTTCTTTGTTCCGGTCGCTCGCATCGTTGAATATCTTCCGGAAATCAAACCAAAAGATAAGGGAAAACGAGGTTTTTAGCCCTATTGAAACGCCGGATTCCCAACTAACGTCCTGCGGGTCGTCAATCCAAAAAAACGAAAAATTCCCAATATTTGCATCCGGGGTTACTTCTATATAATCGTTTCGCCCTACATAAACGCACGGGGTAAAATAACGTTTCCGGTTCCCGTCATATTTAACAAGTCTTTCAGCCCGTCCAAATGCTTTGTCCAACCACGGTAAATTATCAACCAATCCGGTTTGTATATTTCCAATGATTCTGTCTAATAATTCCGGGTTCGCAATTACCGGGGCTTTGTTATTCGCTGCCATATATCGTTTTTTTTGCCTCTGTTATTAAATCCGGGAAAATATAATGCCATATAAGGATTTTAATATTTTCGTCCGTTAAACCTAAAATTTGGCGTCCATACTTTTTTATTAATTCCTCGGTTTTCCAATCCGCCGCCTTAATTTCAAATTGTTTGTCGCCAACTTCCAAATAAAAGCTACTTTGAAAATCGCCCTCATCCCTTAACGTTACCCGGTTTGTAGGCTGTCCCTTTGCCTCTTTGATTGCAATTGTTACCGGGCTATACGGGGCGTAATCCATGATTGAAACGCCCAAACGGTTAACGCCTTGTTCAAACAATTGTTCCTCGGCGTTCATATCTATTATATACGCCTCGTTGTCCCATATTATTTTTTGCACTAACCGCCCGGACGTTAATTCATCGTTGAACTTAACGACCCGTTTTAATAAGTCGTCAATTTTTCCCATTTACAATTATTCTTTAAAATTATATACAACTTTCATTTGAAATTATATATTAAACAGTTCTGTACCTAACGCCATGATTGTTACAACTCAAACAAATGCGGTCTAATCCTTGCGTATCTAACCGCAAAGCCTCATACGCTTTTTTAAGGTCATAACCCAACCCGCCGGGACGAACCCCGGACGTATTGCCGTCCAACTCATACAGAATATCGGTGCGGCTTGCATTTGACTGATTGCGGTTAACCCTAACGTTGGGATTCATTGCTAACGTTCGCAAACCTATTGCCGCAACCTGCCTTTGAATAACGGTTTGGAACATCTGCCGTTGCGAAATAATAAAGTCGGTCAAATCGCAACCAACCGTTATTTCGCAATTTAGCCCGTAATTGTGGGTATTTGTGTACATAGTATAAGCCACGTCCCATAATTCCGGGTATTGCTCGAATGTTTCCGGGGCGTCAACTTTAAACGGGGAAACCTGCAAATACTTTGTCATTTCTCGCCATGTTTCGACGGAACCAATGTTGCACGTTCCGCACGGCTCCCGGCTCCAATCCTTAGATACGTTTATTGCTTCCATCCCGGCGGGCAATTCGTCTTGATTATAGCAAAGGAACCATGAACCCCCGGCGTTGTTTGCATCGCTTATATACGGCAAATAACAATCGGTCAACGGGAACCATTGAAAGCCACCATTTGTAACGGTAAAATCCAAATCGAATGTTTTTACCGGGTCAATCTGCGACGAATGAAATAAATACATTCTTACCTTTCCGGTCGCTCCGGTCATTTGTAGCCCGATTTTCTCAATTTTGGTTGTTACCCCCATACTACGAACCGGAACAATTTCAAATCCTACTAATTTATGGGTATTTTGAATTGTAGCCCGGATCCTGCCGGAACCATCAAAAAACGTTTTTCTTTCTAATAAATTGCGGGTTTCCTTTTCCAACTGCTTAATCTGTGTAAACGTCTGAACAACGGTTGCAATTCCGTTTAATGTCAGTCTTTCCAAAAAAACGGAAAATATGTTGTATGGTCGCCAATACGGATTCCCGTAATCATCCCGGCTAAAATCTCCGTTAAAATCGCTCGCCGTCGGTTCCTGCCCGGTATTATCTATTTTTGCAATCCAAAATATATTGTTATGCTTTACCTTTTGCCCGGCTTTATATGGCAAAATCAAATTCCATTCCGGGTATTGTAGCCCCCAATCGTCCGGCATTATTGCCTGCATATTATCCAATGTCAAAAGCGGGTGCACACCTTGAAAGTACAACCCGCTTTCGGTCTGTGTCAAATGTTCATCAATGAATGTTTTCGGGTTGTATGATTGTTCCCAACCTACGACGTTCAATAATGCTGCTTGTATGTCTTTTATTCGATACATAATGCAAATAAAAAAAGGGACGGGGAAAACCCCGCCCCCGGTTATACAATCCTTTTACCTTATGTTATGCGCCGTGAATGCTGCGGCGTTAGTAACATATACAGGCATACCCAACGGTTCGTTCTGCGCACGCTCTGCAATCTGTGCTTTGATAATCGGATTTGCAACATTATTTAGGTCACTGTTATAAGCAACCAAAAAGGCAACATCAACACTAAATCCGAAATACTCCTTAACGGCGCAAGTCAAATCCTCTGTTGCTGCTCCTACTGTTGCACTTTGGTCGCCAACCGAAGTATAGTAATGTGAACCAACTGGCAAATCAATCATCGGCAAACGTACAACATCCCATTCATGGAAATTGGCACGTGTACGGCGCAATGCTTCACGGTCAACACGGATTAACATGCCAACGTTACCATCTTCAACAGCAAAGAATGTTCCATTTTGGTTTACTTCGTTTGTCACGTTGTTTGTGTAATGGAATTTCTTTCCGGCGTATTCCAACTGTTTGTTTACGTCGTTTGTCGCTCCATGCTGCGCCAACTTGCGAACCAAACTTTCGATTCCGGCGTTGCAAACGATATGCGGCATACGTGGGTAACAATTGGCTCTCATAATTGGGTCAATGTCGCCCAAAATTTCGGTTGCCATTTCCTTTTGAACATTGATAACGCTACCGGAAAAGTCATAATTCAAATTGTCTTTCAATACCTGCGTTTTCTGTGCTTCCAACGCTACAATTGCGCCTTTGTCTAACGCATCAGCCAACGCACGTGTATATTTTTCCATTTTACGGTAAAAGTCGTGTTCATACGAAATTTCATTGTTCGTATAAGCCGCCGGAACCATAGTAAAACCGATTGTGTATGTTGTCCACACAACGGTATAAAGTGCGGACGTATTTTCGTCGTCCTCAATTACACATGAACGGACGTTGCCAACGGTAACATCGCCATCGTAATCGATAACCGGGATTTGCACGGTATTACCCATTGAGGCAAACGCCCTTTCCCTCAACTTTGGGTTAATAATGGAATTTGCGGCGTTGGTTTGCTCAATAAAGAAATCCAATGCGCCATACTCACACGGGCGGGTCATATTGCGGTCAAATTCCGGGTTCTGAACTCGCCAAGTCTGTAATCTTGTTGCGATTAAACTCATAATGTTTTATTTTAAATTGTTATTAATGCGGGTTTACCCTTTACCCGTGGTTGTTTTATCTCTCCGGCAATGCTGCAATATTGTTGTCTTTCCATGCTTGCGCCATTGCATCCTCAAACTCTTTGGAACCTGCGGTCATTCCCTGCGCCATCAGATTGTTACTAATTGCGTCGTATGCTTCAACACGTGTTTTGCATCCTGCAACGTCAATTACTACGCTACCGCCTGCGCCTCTACCTCCCGGCGGGATTGTTCCGCCTCCCGGCTGTTGGCGTCCTTTGTCAATTATTCCCATTGCGTCCAATTCACGGGTTAACAACTCGCCCGGCGTAAATGGGTTTAACTGATTGTTCGGGTTTCTCATAATCGCCCCGGTTTCGTCCTTAAACGCCAAAATTTTGCCGCCTTTGCCATCGTCGATATATTCCGGGTTCATTCCCTTGATTTTATCGTTAGCCTGCTGCAAAATAACCTTTGTTACACTTTCCGGCAAACCTGCCTTAAATTTAAGCCCTGCGGACGCTGTTTGCAATTCGTTGTCTATCTTAATGCCGAACAACTCTTTGGCGTGGTTTTCTTTTTCTGCCTCAAACTTTTTGTTCAACTCTGTATATTGAGTTGTAACGTTTGCCAAATCTGCTTTTGCCTGCTTTAATTGCTTTGCGGTTTCTGCATCTGCTCCACCGTCGGCAATTACTTTTTCCAAACGGGTTTTCTCTTTTGTCAATGTTGCAATCTGTGATTCCAACCCGGTAACGCTTTCCGCTTTTGTCTTAAAATCTCCCAACACACGTTTTGCGTAATCGTATGTTTTTTCAGTTCCGTTTTTCTCAACTCCGGACGCTGCCAAAATATCCACATCCAAATTGCCGTAAATTTCCCCGGTTTTCTTTGCTATTACACTATTTTCGTCATTCTGTGATAACGTTGTAATTGCGTTAATCTGTTCGTCAGTCAAACCGGACAAAGCCGCATTCGCTACCAAAATTTCTCTTGTTAATGCCATAATATTACCCTTTTATTATTAACTCAAACTAAATACGCTCAACTTTTCGGCATTGCAATCTACCAACGCAACCTTATATATTGGTGCCTGCGGTGTTGTTACGTCTTTCGACCATGCCAATACCTTTGATTTGTTTGTTACTTTTTCCGTTTCCGGTGTTACTACAATAACATCGTTAATCGTTCCGGCTTCAATACATTCTTTCAATTTCTTTTTTGCGGCTTCGTCTATCGTCGCAATTGGTTTCGTACTTGTAACAATCAAATTGTCCTGCTGTGCAATCTGTGCCATATCTTTATAATTTTTTGGTTTAACTTATTCGTTTGTTTCCGGCGCATCCTGCTTTGCTTCCGGTGTTTCCTTTGATTTTCTTCCCGTCTTTGCCGCCGTTTCCAACAATCCCTCGGCTTTCAGTTCTGCAAGAATTTCGGCTTTCATAGCTTCTTTCATTGCTTTTTTCTCTGCCTCTGCTGCCTCTGCTTTGGCTTTTGCACCGGCTTCGGCTTTCTTCTGTTTTTCTGCCTCCAATTTAGCCTCGTTTTCCTGCAACCATTTGTTCGGGTCGTGCATTACATCAACGGTAAAACCCTGCTTTCTCAAATTGTGCAACCCAAAAGATTCAAAGAACTTTTTGCCGAAAACCTGCATACGTGGTTTTGAAATTCTTTCGCCCGTGTCTTGGTTGAATTTCTTAACCTCAATTCGGCAATGATAACAATCTTCCTCGCCCTTTGGTACAATAAAATTTTCCGGGGTAACGTCTAAAATATTGACGTCTTTAATTTGCCCCTCCTCTGTTCTCACTTGCATACTCGTAAAATTTATTAGTTATTACTTTTATTTTCTCGGAAAATGGTATTTGCGTTCCAAATTCCAAAATATTTGTATTTTCTCGCTCAAATCTGCGAACAAAATTAGCAAAATTCAGTTTTACACGCAATTCCGGTTCGCTAATTATCTGTTGCCCATATAAATTTAATACCTCGGCACGGGTTAAATGTCGGTACGGCTCCAATTCTGCCAACACTAACATACGTTGTAATTGGGTCGAGTCGTTCCGGTACTCCGTTTCGATAATTTGGTTTTGCATTGCGTCCAATTCTGCCTCACTTGCTCCGGTTTCCTTTGCTAACTTGTAACGTTCCCGCAACTCCATTGCATCGTAAATATAAAATTCCGTGCCTAAATTGATTTTTGCAGAAACAAACAAATTGCCGTACCTCAATCGGCAAACCGTTTCATCAACGAATTGTTGCGCCGCCTCAAATCCTTTCTTTACCCGGTTTAAAATTGTGCTTTGGCTCTCAAAATTTGCTTTTATCTGTTGTTCATTCAATGCGTCCCGTGTTGTTATTTCCTCATTCGTTCCGACAATAGACGTGATAATATTGTTGCGCAATCGCTCTTCCTCGGCAACATTATAATCCAAACTATTACGGTCAACGGTCAACATCTGAACCGGGTTGCGCAAATCCGGTTGTTTGTCGCCATCGGGAACGGGTATTTCAACAAAAGAACCAACCCCGGCAATTCGTTTGTCGCCACATTTCGGGCAACGCTCTAATATCCCGGCTTGGTCTAACTTGTAACGTCCTTGTTTGTCTTTCAAAAACCCGCCGTCGCAATAATCGCCATTTTCTGCGTTGCTGAAATCGCAACTTTGTTCATAGCCGGAATAAATAGGATATGAACCGTACATATCCAAATGCCGTTTTGATATATGATAAAACAGATACCAATCCATGCTTTCCAACTGCTCGGTCAATGGCGACGCCTTAACATCGGGTTCCCTCAAACTTATTGCCTCATTCCAAAAGAAACGGGCGGGGGTATAACCTAAATCGTGGGGGCTGACAATCAGCAAATCGCCAATATTCCCGTCTTTCTCCGTAAATACCCGGTATCTCTCATCGTCAATTACTGCAATACGTTTGTCGTCCTGCTTGAAAATTATCCATCGCATAACGCCCGTTACCGGGTCTGCATCAAACGTTATTACCTGCTCAATTGGCAACCAATAGAAATACGGACGGGGGTATTTATCGGCGGCGTCTTGCTCCGTTGGCAAATCCACAATTAGAACGCTGTTAATTTCGGTTTTGAAATATTCCCACCCTTTAGAACTCCAAATTTCCGGCTCCCTTAAAACGTTCTGTCTATAATACTCCCAATCGTCCCTTTGTCCGCTCTCCATAAACTGATAATTGAACGCCGGGTTACGACCGTCAAAAATTCGGCTCAACTTATCAAAGCAAATTCCCGTTACCTCGTTGGTCTTAACGGGGTAACGGAAAAGAGTTTTGAAAATTTTAAACTTATCGTCGGGTATAAGGTTTGAAACGAAATTCAGAAAATCCGTTAACGGTTGACTGATATACGGCGCAACAAAGGTTTCGGCGTGAAACTTAATGCGCTGTTGGTGTACAATCGCACGGTTAATCGTCGCCCCTTTCTTTTGCTCCGTAATCTGTTTTTTTATGTCGTTTATACCTAATCCCATAATCTTTGCTAAATTCAAAATTTGAGTTTTCCGGCAACTGCCATCCGCCGTTATTTCCCATCATCAACAAACGTTCGGCGTGCGTTATCTCAAATTCTCGTTTCATATTGTGTTGGGGACAAACCAATAAAACTTTTGTTGTCTTTGTCATAGCCTCATTCTTTTCTTTTGTTTTACCATAGACTTAACGTAATTTACTGAATACTCATTTGTTGAATGAATAACAACCGCAAAGTCATTTGAAAAATCAATTGAAAAATCCCCTAATGTTACTATGCTTCCGCCTTTAAATCAGTTAGCGGGTTGAAATCCACCGGAACAATAATTGCCAAATCATCCGACCAATTCGGCAAAAATGCCCATTGAATATTGTTGCTATCCGGTGCCTCATATCCGCCCAATGTTTTATCGCCGATAAACAAAGAACGTATTGGAATCGGATAATGGGTTGTTGCTGTTTTTGCGTCTTGAATTGCTCCAATTGCGCCGTTTTCGTCAAACAGATAAACGCCCAAATTGTCGCCCCAACTTTCGCACTGCAATTCTTTCAAAGCCTTGATAATTTTCTGTGGCAACTTTCGCATAACCCCGGTAAATAGCGTTGGCTCACGTCCCACAATTTCCTCAACGCCTCCCAATGTTTCGTTACCACCTCCAAACGTTCTTGCTGCGCCTGCTTCTGCTGTCGGGGCTTGAATGTATGGGGAAATAACAATCTTTGTATCATCTTCAGCCGACAACAACGGCATCCACGACATTTCTTTTTCAATACCTGCATCGGTTTTAAATGAATTTTTTTCTCCGTTGCTTTTGCACAATCTTTGAAATGCTACTTTCTGAATCTGCCCAAAACTTTCCGGGCAATTACTTACGGGAATATCGGGCAAAGCCGTACCCGCCTGACACTTACAAATCATAATCCTAAAATTTTAATATTTAAAACTCGTTTTACTATCTCCGGGGCTAACTCTTTACCCCATTTATCTTTTGCAAAGTTATAATATTTTCCCGTTAAACTCTTGCGTATATGGAATAAATTGTTAGTTACGACGTTTAACGCCCCTTGTTGCTTGGCTGTATGGTCGTGTATCGCCGTCCGCCAACTCTTTTTCGTATATTCCGGTCAATCCGTCCTCCGGGTCGTCATGGGCATTTGCAGGAAAATCACGCAAAAACCCGGTCAAATGTTCGTGTATCTTTGGAAAACGCTGTTCCCATCCAATCGGCATTATTATTTGTGCATTTACCATCGCTGAATTTGTTATAATTCGGCTTTCCTTGTTTGCCCCTTGATAAAATGGTTCTGTTACTGCTTTTAGTTTTTTTCTTATAACCTTTTCAAATCCGGAACCGCCGTTGTTACTTTCAATCCATGCTTTTTGCGTTCCGCATCTGTTTATCATTTCCGGGACGGTAACGGCTGTTATTTCCGTGTTTTCCTGCGTAAATACCATGTCAGTAATTAGCGCATACAGAATCGGTTCAAACCGTTTCTTTTGCTCGTTCCATGCCTCATTACCGGATTTGTAAACGTCATAACATGCCGAAAATGTAAAGTCGTCGCCCTCGTCTGCAACGTCTGTGTAATTGCCACTACGTACATACGTCCCCCATTCGGATTTGTCAACGTATGTTCGGAACGGGTTCCGGTACAATTTACCCTCTGCGTTTCCGGGGTTGCCTTGATACAAACATTGAAATTGTACGGGGTCTAACGCTCTTTGTCCCTCCAATTTTGCCCGGCTGTGTCGTCTATCCCATAACGCCGCCCCCGGTTCCCGTGGGTCAATCTCTGTTGGCTCCCCGGTTTTCAATCCCTCAAAGTTAATGCGTACCCATGCGCCCGCCGGAATGTTCTTTACATCGTCCCAACTTTTAATCTCAATTACGGTTTCCCCGCTTTTTTCAATACGTCCAATCAAATCATCATCATGCCAACGGGTAAACACAATTAATTCTTGGGAATCATTATGCAAACGGGTACGTACAACGGTCGTGTACCATTTCCACGCCGCATTACGTACAATCGGGCTGTTGCCCTCGGCATAATCTTTGTAAACGTCGTCCAAAATAGATACATCAACCGTTTTTGACGTCAAAGAACCGCCACGACCGACAACACGCAACAAACCCTTATGCCCAACCATTTCTATGACGTCAGAATTTCGTAAATACGTATTAGCCATTGTTACGACGTTGGAACCGTTCAAATACGTTTCCGGGAACAATTCCCGGTAACTTGGCGTATCAATTATTCTTTGAACATCACGGTTAAAATCTCTCGCAATGGTTGCCGCATACGAACCGATACAAATTTTTTTGTCCGGGTCTAAACCTAACATAAAAGCGGGTAATTTGCGGCTTGAACCCTCGCTTTTCCCATGTTGAGGGGGCATTTGCACAATCATTTTTTGTATTTTGCCGTGTGCAAACATATCTAACAACGTGTAATAAACGACGTGGAACGGTTCCAATGCTAAATCCGGTTGCATATACCGGGCAAAGTTTATCAGCCTATTGCGTGACGCCGCTTTTACTAATTCCCCGGGATTGTTTTTTAGTGCGGCGTACATTTTAAGTAATTGTTCTTTATCCATTTTGTTTAATTCTTAAAAATATACCATATATTTTTGTCTTACCCCCGTATTTTTTCTGACTTAAAAACCGGAAATCTTAAAAAACGACCAATTTAATGTTTCATTTTCCATTTGTCGCACGCTTTTTCCGAACGTATTATACTGCGATTTTCGACAAACGGGCATTTTAAACAAATCGGGTTCCCGGCCATATCCAAATTTGAATGTTCATAATAGAATTTACCCCAACCACATTCGCCGCACGTGTGTACGGGTTTCGGTTCGTCTTTTTTCTTGATATTATTCTTTGTTGTTCGTACCATCGTCAATTACTCCTTTTTCTGCTAATTGTTTTTTATATTCTGCTGTTTGTAGTTTATCAGCAACCGCAAACAATAAATCCTCCGGGATTGCTGATACATCGTATTGCGGTGCATCGCCGTTTATGCTTTTTTCTATTCCCGGAATCTCAACTTTAATTGGTGCATCAAATCCCAACATCTTTGCCCGGCGTTGCTGCACATTCAAAAGCAAATCCAAAAACCGGGGGTTTCCGGCGGACGTTTCCGTTGTGGTTTCCTCATACCCGTAATATTCTGGGTTGTCGCCATCCTCCAACACTTTACGGGGCTTTGCGTTCTGTCTGTTTTTCTCTCGCAATTTCCCGGTCTTTGAACGTTCCCACGCCTCCCACAATTCAACCTCCATTTTATCCAACTTTCGCAATTCCTGCGTAACGTAATCGTCTATATTTTCCATACGTTCACGTTTCCACTCAATTAGCAATTGTTTCATATCCCAAAATACCATTTGTTTTGTTATGGTATAACCGACGCCACGCCGGGCGTTTTCCTCATTCAGTCTTTCCGAAATCTCCCTATACGTGTAACCACGTAAAAACAGATTTGAACAAAAAGCCAAATCAAACTCCCTTTGGTCTTTTGTTCGTTTGCACATTTTCGGGCGTCCGCCCCTTTGTCTTTTACTCGCTTCCATTTTTCTAACCTTTTTATAACAGTAAAGCCGTTTACTTTGCTTTCCTCTCAAACGTCGCTTTCCCTTTGCTTTCCTCTCAAACGTCGCTTTCCCTTTGCTTGTTGTTTTCGGGTAATTTTCGTTTTAAGCTGGTTTCGTTTGTTCCTTGATACTTTTATTGTCTTTTGTATTTTCGTCGCCCTACGGGGCTAATTTTGGCTTTCTTTCGTTTCTGTACCTAAACGGCAAAGCCCCGGTTATAATTCCGGGGCGTTTTTTATGCCTTATATATCTTGTCCCATGTATTTGTATGAATAATTATCTTTGACGGTTCCCCGTCCTTTTTTATGGTTCTTATATCATACGAAAATTCTCCATAATCATTTGCATATATTTTTTCAATTATTCCGCTTCTGTTTATGGTAAATATAACTTTTTCGCCTACCTTGAAAGGACAATTTGCAGCATTATAGCTTTCTACTGCTTTTTCCCTTTCTTTATCATTAAACTGCAAAGCCTTTTCCCTTATATGGTTTAATTCTGCCATTCTTTTTACGTATGTTTCTTTATCCATAACTTTATTATTTTTCTGTTGGTAAATCTACGGTTAACAATACGGGTTGCAATGGTTGGTTAAACGTCGCAACCGACAAATGTATTGTTCCGGTTTCTTTTATTCTCTCCAATTCTTCCGGGGATAACTGCCATTTGGTAATTATAAGCCCCTGCGGGTCATTGGGGATTTTCATTGCAGGTAACGGCATGTATTCCGGTTGGTCTTTTGCAAATACTACATTCACGCCGGGAAATTCAACGGGTTTCATTGCCTTGCTCCTTTCTTGGTTTCTTTCTAAACTTACGTTTCTTTTCCGGTATCTCAATACGGTGTATCTCAACACGTGCGCCAAAAGCCTTTGCCAACTTTCCGGCAACTTCTTTTACTTCTTCCGGTATATCATTTTGAGGCTTTCCCGACGCATCGGCGTTTATCTGTTTTAGCAATCCGGCGATTGCTGTTTTTTCCTCTTTGTCCGTTGTCGTCTTGAAACGCTGAATCAGATTTGCAATTGGTTGCGTTCTCATAAAGTCAGCACATTTAAAACGGTCTTTGCAAATATTGCAATCATCCGGGTAATTGTGTTTTGCATCCTGCGAACTCTTTTCGTCTGCCTTTCTGAATTCGTGCCATTCGTCACGGCGGGCGATTGCTTCCGAAAATACCGCCATTGCATCAATACAAACTTGTGCCAAAATATAATCCGAGGTATCTCTCATTTCCTTTTCTAAACCGTGCTTATTAATAAGTTCGGTTAGTTCTTGTTTAAAATCTTTTTTCATACGCTTAAACTTCTATATGTTCAATTTGTGGTAACTTCTTTATGTATTCCAACATCGCCGTTTTGCTTTCCTCGGTTTCGTCGGTTCTGTTTATTACCAACTGAATAACTTCCAAAAGATAATCGCTATCAATACACGCATTATCAACGTCGGTAATATTATACAATGGTTCCGTTATTTCCTTGACGGCTTTAAATGCTTCTTTTGTCAACTTTGCGGCTTTTTTGAATCTCATTTTTTCGCCCTTTTCAAAGCATTTGCCTAAATGGTTTAATTTATCATCAGCGTAAAAAACGCATGTATGTGCCATGTCCGCCAAAAGATACGCCGTATTTGTAAGAAACAACGCTTTTTTTCTTAATTCTTCTTTTTCTTCGTTTGTCATAGTCTTTTGTTAAAACGTTCTTTAAAATGTTTGTATTCCTCGGCGGTTTCCTACTGCATATTACCGCAAACCGGGCTTTCCGGTTTGTTGTGTGGGTGTTTGCGCATAAATTCCGGGTTTTTCTCACGTCCTGCAATTTTAGTATATGCCATTTCCTGCAATTCCTTTTGGCTATACCCTAATAATGCCGCAATATGGAATAAAACAACGTTTACGTCCGCCAATTCGTCGATAATATCATGCGTTCCGGGATTAATTTCGTTTATTTCTCTTTGCGTTTTTTCCCTGCTTAAATATCTTTCAAACGCTTCAAACAATTCGTTGTATTCCTCGGCTAATTTTCCCAATCTTTTTTCTATATTCTTGCCGAAAAGTTTATTCATCTTTTCAAACAATCGCTTTTCGTCAAAGTTCAAGCCGGCGGTATTGGCGTCTTTTTCTTCAAAATTAGCCATAAACATTTGCATATCCATTTTGCCAAATTTTCCGTCCGGTGTCAATACAATAAAATTTCCCTCCGGTACGTCCAACATTACGCCGTTTTCGGTCGGGAATGAATAAACCGCCAAACCGCCGGGCGTTCTCGGAATCTGCATTGTTCCGCCTCCGGTAAAAATCTGCAATTTTTCCCAATTATCACGCTTTACGGGTAATGCACGAACTTCTAACAATCGGCGGCAATAAATATCCCCGGCGGTTTCGTCCGGCATACCTAAATTTGTGCGCAACTCATTTGGCAAATTTCCCGCCCCTTTTTCGTATTCAACAAAGAATATTGCACCACGCAAAAGGTTTTGTTCTTTAATCGTCCTTACGTCTTTTATTCTTTTTCCGTATCTGCCTTGAACTGCATATATTGCGGCTTCAATTATTCTTTCCTCTTTGTCCGGGGCGTACATTTTAAGTTCAAAGTAATTTTCTTTCTCTGTAACTTCCGGTTCTGTTCCCGTTACATCTTCAATCATCAAAAACGTTTCCGCATCAAACGGAGTAAAACTTCTTTTTTCCATATCCAATTAATAAACGGTTAATAATAAAACAATCAGTCCTCCGGAAATTGTGGCGTACAAATCTTTTTTATCAAATACGCCTCCGTGTTTTTTGTTGTAAACCTCACGCAATACCCCGGTTAAAATTACTGCTATCAATGCGATAATACGTGCAATCATTCCCGGAATCCCGATAAATGAAACCAAACGCAAAACCAACATTACAACAATCATTCCCGCTATAATATGCAATAATTTATCGTGCGGGATTGATACTATTAATTGAAATATCTTTTTCATCGCTTTTTTTCTGTTATGTTATACAATTTTCTGAAATATATTACTTTGTTATCGCTCCGGCTTGTTCTGTAACATTTAAGCCCAACCGCCGGACAATCGTCTTTATGGATAACGCAACATGCGCATCTACTCAAACATACAAATTTGCCAACCTTTTCAATCAGTTTATCAGACGGTTTAACCCATCTTTCCGCAATTATTACCATACCCCGGTAAACTGCACGTTCGCCGGGGTTATATTCACGCCCGGGTTCAAACGGATGTGGTTTCTTTATTCTCATTTTCTATCGAACTAACCAACAAATCCAAATTTTCCTCTGTTCCGGAAATTGAAATTCTTGCTTTCCCCGCTCCCATTACCGCCAATTCCGTAATTGTGCAATCATATTTTCCTGCGGATTTTTGAAACTTTGCCGCCTCATTTAATGGCAATATTTTTGTTATCTCTTTCATCGTTCACGTTTTTAGTATTTTACATTACAAAGTTAATAATTTCTTTTGGTTTTTATCCATATCAGCCGGAAACCAACGGAAAAACAAAGCAATTTAATTTCAATATCTAAATAAACGTTATGTCCTTTTACGCCCTCAACCATAACTCCGGGCGTCAAATAAAATTGCTTATACTTCCACAAACTTTGCAGATACAAATAAAACCCGATACGTCCAATATGGAATCCGATTGTTTTCATTTCTCTATCTGTTTTTTTATCTGTTCCCAACTCTTTTTGTCAATTACCATTTTCCGGGGGTATTGTATTATTTCGCCCTTGGTATATACGAGATTATAGATACCCAATTGCCCCTTAATTGGCATTTCAACAACACGTCTTGGGTTGCGCATCAGCCAACCGAAACCCTTTGTTATCTTTTCCCGCTTTTCTTTTGGTATTCGGGTGTTTTCCCAATCCTCCGGGGTAAAATCTTTTATCGGCTTCACGTCGTACAACTCAACCAATCCCAAAGTAACGCCGCTTTCCATTCCGGGATAAACCGGTTTTGCCGACGAACAAATAAGAACGTCGCCACGGTATGACGTTTTTTTGCTTCTAACTTCAATTGATTTTCGCCCGTAAACAACGCCGTTTTCGTCTTTGTATGCCGCCGTTACCAAATCATTTGCGTATGGCTGTTTGACGGTCAACGCACGCCAACGGTCGTGTTTTTCGGGGTCGTATTCTTTGCTATTAAACTGCATAACTTTATTTTTTATCTTTCCCGGCGGGTTCCTTGTAATGGGCAAAACCAATTGGTCGTATCGGTTCCGGCTCCGGAACGGCTGCGTCCTCCTTATTGTATTCAAAAGAAACAATAACCGTTCGCCCCTTTTTCCGTGCCCCAATCAGCCGGGAACCCTCCGGGATTTGAATTTTAATTTCGTTCCTCATTCTCAAAATGGCAAATCATCTTTGTTTTGGTCGGGAATTGGCGGCGGCGGTGTTGGTGCGCCTCCCTGCTGCGTTGTTTGTCCGTCTTTCTTTGGCGACAACATCTCCATATTATACCCGTAAACTTCCGTAACGTATCTTTTTACGCCGTTGTTGTCCTCATAACTGCGGGTTCTTATTTTCCCCTCAATATAAAGTTTATCGCCCTTTTTTACATACTCTTTTGCAATCTTTGCCAATCCATTTTGCAAAACAATATTGTGCCATTCGGTGCGCTCCGGTACTTCTGTACCATTTGCCGTTTTAAATGCTCTGTCAGTTGTCGCCAACGTGAATTGCGCAACCGAACCGCCGTTGTCGAAATCTTTATACTCCGGGTCTTTTCCGACGTTACCCATTAAAATAACTTTGTTTACACTCATAGAAATATAGCTTTAAAAATCCAACTTCCAATACTCCATAACGTCCAAATGTATGACGCAACCGTTAACGCCACGAACGTATAAAATACAATTTTATATCCGGTTTGTTTTTTGATTTTCATCTACTTAAATTTTACACCATCCAACAAATATTCTTTTTTCATATCCGACCATCCGGCGGCATGATTTATCGCTTTCCGGTCGTCGTCGTAAACAAATCCAACTATCCAACCGCCGACGTTTGATTGTTTTATTAGTCTTACCAATTTACCGACGAAAAAAGAACGGTATCGGTAATATGCTGAATTTTCACTAACAAACAAAACCCGTCTTTCTGCATTTATTTCGATCGGATTTTCGATTTGCGGGCGTTTCTCCCTTTCCGGGTACCTTTGTACCCTTTTAAAATCATTTTGGATTGAACGGCGGGAAATTGCCCCGTAATCGGGTGTTCTTTTTTTCGTCCTCATATTTTCAAACTTCTGTATTCGTTTTTAAGCAATTCAATAATCCGGACGTTGCCCGGATATATACGCATTTTCGTTTTATCCCCATTCTCCCAACATGAATGATGTTCAAAACATAGTATATTTATATTTCTTACATCATGGGATAATTCAGGGTATGCAGCTTTTGTTATTATATGGCTTATATGTATAGCCGAATATGTTTTTAAAGGCTTCATACATTCCTCACAATAATGAGGATATATATTCCAACAATACTTGTAAAATTTATCGTTTTCGGTTGGGGAATGACCTTTGCCAAATAAATAGTATTGAATTTCTAAACGAACAAGGAAAGGCACATAAAAACGTCTATCTATTAAAGGCTCATAACCTTTCATTTTAGCATATATATAACATTCTAAATCAATAATTTTTATTTTATCTTCCATATATACCCTCCTGCTGTTTTACGTTTCTTATTAGCCGCTAAAGCTATTCCACGTTTATTTATACCAGTAATATTAGATGCAATATTAATACTTTCAAATTCATCAATTAATTTATTATTCATTGAAAAACGTATAACTGCCTTACTTTTCCCATTCAATATCCCAATTTTACCATATCTACAACTTAAAAAACCTTTTTTGGCTGCCTGTCTTTTTCTATATAACGTAATTGGGTTGTTGTTATTTTCCAAAAGCGTTGCCCAACGTAAATTATCAACATGATTGTTTAATCTATTGCCGTCTATATGGTCAACGCATGGTTTGTTGTTCGGGTTCGGAATGAAAGCCGCCGCAACTAATCTATGAATAGAAAACGTTTTCCTCTTATTACAATTACTAAGATAAACTGTTTTATATTCTTTTTTACTATTTCGCCAACATGATTTTAATATCTTATTATATAAGATGCTTTTTACATTACCATAATTACTAACTTGATACAACCCCACATATCCGGGTACATCTTTCCAAATTTCCATTATACAACCATTTAAGTAAGCAACCAAAAGAGAAACGGGGAAAAGTGGCTGCATCTTTTTTCATCCGGTAGCTACTCCGAACTATCCCCGTTTATGCTGCAAATATAGCGAATTTATTGGTATTCGTACTGGTCTGTCAACAAATACGGTTCCATACTCTTACATTTCCGCCGTTTCGTCGTTCGGTTCCGGGTCGTCTGCCGGGTCGTCAACGTTCGGGAATAACCCGTCATCATTTCCGCCCTCCGCATCATTTACGTAAACTAACGAGTTTGGTTCCCCATCAGCCCCGAACAAATCCATTTGCGCCTTTTTGCCCTCAAACAGAAATTCGTAAACCTCGTTTTCAATATCGCAAACAATGTTTTCCAACTCTTCCTCAAAACCGAACGTTTCAACGTTATATTTCATTCGTGGGGTATTGATTGCTGTTTTCTGATTGTTTGATACGGTAAACAATCCGGTTAAAACGACGCCTACGTTATCATCTTGCCCGGACAAAGAAACGCCCCTAACCTCTATATTGTCCAAACATTCTTCCGCAAATGCGGCAGCAATATCTGTTTGTTTCTTTGTTGCTTTAAACTCCGGCGTTGCCATCATGGTTTTAAATGACGTTATGTTGAATACACGTCCCATAATCGGGCGCAAATCATTAAACAAATGACGCAAATCCGGGTGTATGTCTTTTGCACTCAATACATGGTATTTGTTCGTGTAACTCTCATTTCCGACAACTTCCGTTACTTCATAATGTACGTCTAACCCGCCATCTTTCAATAACTTTACTTTCGATAATGAAAACTTTTCCTTTGTAGGAATCGGCATAACATTTTGTTTTTTTTCGCTCATAATTTTTAATCCTTATTGTTTCCCGGTTCCTCCGGGTCGGTTTCTTCTTGGAAATACTCGCACGGTTCATCATCAGCACAACAACCGGACAAACAACATACCGGATAATCCACGCAATCAATGCACATTTTTTTTTCGTTCATAATTTAAAAGTCTGTTTCATTTAACAATTTTGCAACCTTGTTTTCCGGCTCTGCATCCGGTGCAAATATCGGTTTCGGGCCGTGAACTAAAACTTCCCTTTTTACCTTTTTGGTCTTTGCGGGTTCCGGTTCCGGGTTAAACTTCAATTGTTCCGCCGGATATTCTTTTGGTTTCAGTTCTATAATACCATTTTCCACCAAAACCGGAATACAACGTTTGCAGGCTTTCACGTCCTCCAACGCATCATGCGCCGGGAATGTTTCGCCGGGGAAACATTTATTATAAAGTTCTTCCAACGTCGGGAATTTTCCGGGGCGTCCATTTGCAAACATTGCGCCGACAAATTTAATTGTTTTCATCATGGTATCAATTCGTTTTCCCTTAAACAATGCGTCCTCGGCTTTTTCGTCGTAATACTCACGCCCCATAATTCGCAATATCATTGCTTTTACAATTGACGTATCAAAGTAAATGTTGTGTCCTACCAACAAACGGGCTTTTTCGCAATCCTCCAAAAATTCGTCTATAATGTCAGCAAATGGGACGCCCTCGGCGTTTGCTCTCTCTGCTGTAATTCCGTGTACCTCAATTGAGGCATCCGGTATTTCCCACCCCTCCGGCTTTATGATAAATGAACGTTCCTTTTCGTTTACCGCCCATGCCAATTGCACAATATTTGGAAATTCCGCAAAATCAACGTCCCATTTTGCGCCCTTTGGGGGCAACCCGGTTGTTTCACAATCGAACGTCAAAACATCTTTCATAATGTCGTTTATCTCATTTCCTTTGCTGTCTTTCAATGTTACTTTTTTCATAATCAAATTTCATTTGGGTCTGCTATATATATATAATATTCTTCACTTGCAAGTTGTTTTAAAAATTCGATATGTTCTATTAATTCCGCATTGCTCAACTCTGCAATTGTCCGCAACCGGGTTTCATATTTCCCGGTGTTAATATCCGGCGTTTGCTCATACATAACCGGGGACAACTCACGCAAACGGCGTTCCGTCTGCTCCTCTGTCAGACGTTCGCCCGCCTCCCAAATTCCGGTTCTAAACGTTGGTACAACGTAATTGAAATAATAACCTTTCAAAGCCTCCGACGAACCGGGAGACGCAACGGTAAAACGTGCAATTATTCGGCTTCCTTTGTGCATGGCAAAGAATTGGTTCAACTCTCCAAAATACATTTGTAAACCGCCGTTATTATTAATCATTCCCGTTGCTGTTATCTCTCTTTTCCTCATTGTCTTTCTTTTCTTGGTCAACAAATTGTTTCATTGTCTTATTAAAAGCCTCTCCGCCTACATTCAAAATAAACGTCCTTTCGCTGCTTGAATACACCTGCAATTTTTTATCCATCGCCGACGCATAAAGAACGGTCATTTGTCCCGGTTCAAAAACTCCTTTTTCCTGCAATCGGTCTATCGGGTGTCGTTTTAATGGGGCGTTTGCGCTTATTCTTGCATTTCTCCGGATGTTTTCCAAATCGGAAATAACCACCTTCAGATTATTATAAAATTCGGGTGTTTTCAAAACGTCCGAAATTGTCATTTCTTTAACTTCCATATTGTTTTGTTTAAGGGACGCCGGGAAACCGACGCCCCGGTTGATTACTCGTTTTCTGTGTATTCCTCAATAATCAAATCGTCCTGCCCTCTTTTAACTTCTTCAATGAATCCTTGGAACCCGTTTTTCTTGGCAATATCAATAATTGCTTGCAATCTCTTTTCGCCCAAACTTTCGCCCCTCGCTATGCGGAACACTTTAACGGTTGGATTGCTGGCAATAATAAGTTTTGCGGCAACTTCCATTATTTGCGAATCTGAAACCTTTCCGGCGACAAATGGGACGTCATTTAATACTAACCCATCATCACAAAACGAAAGCCCGGAAATCGGCAATTTCGCCGACGAAATAAGTTTTTCACGCTCGGCGGATAATTCCGCAATTTCTGAATCCATCTTTTCCGCTTCTGCTTTTTTGTCGTCTGCTTGTTTTTTCTTTGAAAGATAATCGGCAACCTTTGCAGCCATTTTGTTGTGTTCCTCGGCTTTTCTCAACAGCTCGGCTGTATCTAATTTTTCCGGGTTGTTTTCTTCATAATTAGCCAACCATTTTTCGGCATTTGCTTTTCGTGCTTCATAATCTGCCTTTTCACTTTCTATTTGTGCAATAGCTTCTTTGTAAAGTTTTTCAGTTCTTTCTATCGCCTTTTTAGCTTCTTCAATGGCTTTTTCGTATGTCGCTTTTGCCTCTGCTAAACGCTCCGGAATTTCTTCCAACTGCTTTTTTCTTTGCTCCAAAGCCGAACGAACGGTTTTTGCTTTTTCTATCAATTGGGCGTTTTCGGCTTGTTCTTTCATCAGTTCCGTAATGTCCTTTTGTTTGGCATACGTTTTCAAATCCTGCGTTGTCAATCCCTGCCCGGCTGCATCTGATATTGATTTGTAGGTTTTCAAATCTCGGTTTACTCCGGTACGTTCTGTTTTAAGCCCGGCAACGGTTGTATCAATTTCGGCAATCCTTGTTCTTACTTCTTCCGGCAACAAAGACTTTACAACCTCAATTTGCTTTCTGCGTCCCTCGGCGGTTTCCGACCAACGGGAAAATTCCACGGCGTCAAAATCTGTATAACCGAAAATATTTTGCAACATAGAAACGTTATCACTTTTCATTCCGGTTGTCTTTGATTTAATTGATAACGTGCCACGTGGGTTTGCTTTTGTGAATTTCAATTCAACCTCGTATTCCTCTCCGTCGTCGCCGACAATCATTTTTGCAAAACCTTTGCTTTCTCCGTTCTTCAATACGGCGTCACGGTTCCCGGTCAACAAAACCCCAATTGCTTTTAATACGGTTGATTTTCCCAACTCATTATCTCCGGTAATGAAATAAACGTTACCGTCGAAATCTGCGTTAAACTCTTTAATTACTTGGAAATTTACCAATTCTAATTTCTTTACTATCATAATGCTCTCGGTTTGTGCCTTTCGGCGGTTAAACTTGTTTTTTTACCTAACCTAAGTAATACTTATATCAGTAATTTATTATTTCTACTTCACTATCAGACGTCAAAGGTTTATCAAAATACTTTTCAATAACTTCATTATATCTATTTATTGCGTCCTGCATTTCTTTGTAGGCATTTTGAATTTTCCTTTTACGCATTTCGCTTTGTTTTCTTTTTGCTGCCGGAAAATTAAGAATATATTGTTCAATCTGTTCATCGTCCGGTTCCGCTTCAACGTTGCTTCTGTATTTACTACGAAATGCAATTTCTATTGCACATTCAACGTTTTCTATTCCATCAAACATCAATGTTTTTGTTTGAAAATCTATGCCATAAAATGAAACTTCATTATTATGCGCATTAATACCGTTTTTGTGAATCTCTAATAACTTCATAGTTTTATAATTTATCCGGGAACCCGCCCAGTCGGTGTTTGTCGTACTCTGAAAGATTTTGGCTTTATCACTTCATTTAATCGGTTACCGAACCATCATTTAACCCTTTGTAGATACCGTTGCTTACTTTCTACTCTTACGAACTTAATCTTTCAACAGTCTTTTTGCATTTTGGTTAGACTGTGGGGTCTTTCGTTGTTTGACACTGCAAATATACGCATAACATTTTAACTACCCAAATTTTTTCTTTTTATTTTCAAAAAAAACAATAAACCCGGAACGTTATACATTCCGGGCATAAATCAAAACAGCCTCATTTGTTTATCTGTTATTTTAGCAACAATTGCATCAACTTCACCTTCTAAACGTTTACACGTTTCCAATATTTCCGGTCTGCGTTGGGCAAAATATCTGCGTTGGTTATGTCGCATTTGTCGAATTAACTCGGCGAACTCTTCCAACGTTATTTTTCCCGGATTTTCGATTTGCGGGGCTTTTTCTTCTTCCATGTATATTTTATCCATTTTGAAATTAAAATCGCTCTACGTGGCTAAAACAAACGTTCGTGCATGTTGCTTGGTAAATTCTGACGCACCCAACCGGGGTTGTTGCGCAAAATGTATCGTCCAAAGTGCATTATCAACGTGGCGTCGGCGTTCCACAATGTCGGTTTCAATTCCGGGTACAAATTCCCGGCAATCTCTTTGTATCTGCGTTTTCGCTCGCTCTTTTCCTCCTTTTTCCGGCTTATCTTTGCCCGCAACTTCAATTCGTTTTGCCATTTCATAGGATGCGCCATAACAAACGGAATGTCGCAAACTGAAATGATTGCTTTCAACTGCTCAAAGTTTGCCATCATCTTTTGTATTCGGTACAACTTTCCCATATTGACGCCATCGGCACCCGGCGTTATATCATCCGGGCGCACACTTAGTTTTTCAAGAAAAACAATTGGCGAACATTTTGTTTTCAAATGATTCAAATAATCTCTTATGTCGTTTATATCCTCCGGCATTTTTATGGCGGTTATATTGTGGTTTGGTCGCCATGTTACAATACCGCCATTTGCTCCGGGGTCAATTCCTACTATGCAATCAATTTTCATCTTTATATCCTCCCGCTTTTGTAAAATAACCTATTACGCCAATTATAAAGCAAACAATAAATAATTTCATTTTTTTACAATCCTAATTCAAAAACTAATATTTCAAATCTATATGCTTCGAGAAATCCTGCTTGTTTTATATAATCATCCTTAACAGATATAATTTTTTCAGACAAACATCTGTAATCCTCACATTTAGTTAAATCCATACCACAAACAAACATATCCCACGCCTGCATATCCATTTCATTTTTTAGTATAATTTGGCACGCTTCCTTATTGTTTCCGGTGTTTAATGCTTTCGCCAATTTTACTTTTTCTTCCCATTCCATAATTTCATATAAAAAATAAATAGTTATCAATCTGTATTTCCTCCGCAATCATACGGTCAAAAGCCCGTATTATTTCCTTTTTCCGGGCAACCTCATACGCCGTAAAATCAATTTCCGGGCTGTCAATTCCTTTTCTCCGGACGTTGAACGCCGTATATTGGTTTACCATTCCAATTGCCGCACGGTGCATATATTTTGCAAATGCTTGTTTTCTGTCGTCCTCGGTTGCCTCCACTTCGTCAGCAAATCCAAATTTCAACAACCAATCATACAAAAACATTTCGTCGCCAAATTCAAATGATATTTTCCCGGTGTATTTGTATTGCAAAAAAACAATTCTGTTTCTTGCTTCCCTGCGGTTGTGGTAATATCTCTTTTGCTCCGGCGTCATTTCTCTTTTAGGTTCCGGCAACGCTTTATATGCTTTCCCAATTACTTCATTTTGTTTTTTCCGATACGCTCCCAATATCTTTGCAAAGTAATCGGCGTTGAACTGTTGATAATGGTTTTTGTCCGGATTCCCTTGTTTATCTTTCGGCAAATATTCGTCTAACTCTCCGGTCGTCGCCAATTCAAAAGCCATCTTAATATCAGCCAACGTCATATCTGAGTAATAACGTTTCAGAATATCCAACAACCGGGATTGTATATAATTCCAATCATTTTCATTCTGTGGTATTATATAACCAACGTCCATTGCTATACGCTTAAACAACAACGAAAGATTTTCAACTAATTTTGCATCGTCAATTTCCGCAATTGGTGTTTTTGTTGACGCTGCGAAAACATATTTTTCAACTGGGTTTAATGCTTTGGCAACCTCCAGCAATTGCACCATTCTACGGCGTACTTCAATGGCTTTTGTTCCGGGCTTGGTATTATATATTTCTAACGCCGTATTTTCTTTTTTTTCAATTGCTCCCATATCAATCAAAATCATTGTTTAAATACTTCATCATATCCGCAATTTCTTTGCTGCTTTGCTGTTCTGTCTTTACGGAACGTTTCATTTTTTCCCATTTTTCGTATTTTTCGGGGGTTGAATCATATTCTAACGCCGCCCAACCTTTTGAAATGCTTTCTTTTATCAGAATCAGCGCAAATTCTTCCGGGTATTTACTCAAACCATTTAAGTTTGCTTGTATCGCTGAAAAACTCTTTTGCGACGTTCTCCATTTCGGTTGACACATCAAAATATAAAAGTTCCGTTTAAATTCATCGCTATCAAATGGGAATACAAGTTTTGCAAAGTAATTATCAACTTTATCAATTACTTGTTTTCTGACGTCCAACAATTCCGGGGTAAACCCATAAACAATACTTGCTTTAACTGTTTTTTCTTCGTTTGAAAAATTGTCTTGTGAAAATCCGTCCGGATTTTCTTTAGATGCTTTAGCATCTTTCTTTATAGAGTTATTATTATAATTATTTATATTATTTATATAGGGCGGATTTTTTTCCGCTTCCACGGGATTTTTTTCCGCTTCCACGGGATTTTTTTCCGCTTCCACTGGATTTTTTTCCGCTTCCACGGGATTTTTTCCCGCTTCCACGCATTCATATACGGTTCCCCAATCACGCAACATCTGAGATGGGGTAAAATAAACGTGATTATCAATCTTTATAGTTTCTATCAACCCTATATTCTCCAAACGTTTGTAAATACGCCTCAATGTATCTACCTTATTAGGCAATACAGAGCAATAACAAGCTACATATTTATAGTCAGCCATATAATATGAATTTCCATCGTATTGTATCGGATTTTTCGTCAACAATCCAAATAAACATGATGCCAAAATACTTTCAGTTGGATTTAAATCTAAAACTTTTGAACGTACTAAGTCCAATACCAAATAGCATCTTTCTTTCATTTTCTAAATTGATTATTTTTAAACTTTTATTTATTTATCATCTTTATTCTATGTCCTTTATCAGACATATCATATTACAAAATAGTTACCATCTTGGCATTTCCAATTTGTGCACTTTGATGTGAATCTTAAATACTTTGTTTCGCTAATCGATATTAATTCGACAAAACCCATATCAGACAAAATTCTAAGGTTCTTGTAAGCTCTTTTAGGGATAGAAAAAAGAAACGGGAAGTTATCAGACATTTCCTTTTCAGAATATTGATACCATACAACATTTCCTAATTTTATTGAATTGCTCCATGAAGTTAAAGTCATACATGCGGCAAGCGTAGTTGCTTGTACAATTGTTAAGCCATGTACAATGGCAAACTTTTGGTCTATAAATATATTGTATGTCATAGGTTATAAAAAAAAACCCGAGGTTTGGGCTACCACACACCAAACCAAGGGTTTCAAGCTAATTAGCAATATCATATAAACTGTGGTAGTCGTTTGTTTATACTGCAAAAATAGATGTTTTTTTTTGAATTATCAAACATTATTGGTTAATTCTGCGATAAAGCCCTTAATATTTTGCTTTCTTATATGTCCTTTTAATGCCCTCCCCTCAGAGAATACTGTATAATAGCCTAATCTATTCCATGAAACTACGTTGTTAGTCCTATTTTCCAGATGTATATAGGTTCCACCCTTAGAATTTAAGTCATACAAAAACCGGAGTAACCTTATAGCTTCCTCCTTATCCCCAAGGTAAACAGTAATATACTTTTGATATATATTACTAGTTTTAAGCATAATGTAATAATGGTCTATACACCCATTCACCTTTGCAGCGCACAATTTTTGGTTCCCAAGGTCTGTTACTTTCAACGTTTCAACCTCTACTACAGTTTGGGCATACACGCTTACACACATTACTGATATCACTAAAAACAAAATAATTTTCTTCATTCTTCTATCAATTTTATTGGCTTAAATGCTTCTTTTACCGCAAACAAATTTCCCTCACTTTCGTTAGGAACAATCGTAACGACCGGATAACGGGAACGGTCTCCGGGCTTTTGAGAAACTGCAAATTGTACGTTCATATCAAAGATAATTCCTTTGACGAACTTCTTTTCTTCCAATATGGCGTCGAATGTATCACGGATATTGGGTATTGTTGACGCCGTACCCTTTGTCGTGAATTGCCATACCCCGCCAACTCCACGAACCAACGGAATAATGAAAGTTACGGTTAACGTTACAATCCATCCGTCGCCGCCATTCTTAACAGCCCGGTTTGGGTGTTTTTGCGCAACGCCTGCCATTAAATCGGGATAATCTTTTGTACTGTATTGACAATATTGTTTTCCGTTCCATACAAAGAACGTTCCCCCGTCGCCGTATGCAACCAATTTACCCGCATCGTCCCTATATTGATATTCTTCCCGGCATGACTTTTCTGGTTCATCATAGGCAAATACTATTTGTATTGTTTGCGGCTTCTCTCCGTATGCTTTCTTAAATAATCCTGCATATTTCCCGGTGCTTACAAAATAATCTATACTTTTAGGTAATCCCTTTTCATCTTTTACGCCAACTTTTATTTTCCCAATTATAGGTAATGATATTCTATTTATTGGTTCATTACGCATTATTCTACCTTTCATTTTTTCCTCCTTCTTTTATATATCAATTTCAGTATTCAACAAATCTTTCTTTGTCACGGGTTCCGGCTTTTTAGGCTGTTTTTCTTCGATTTTAGCCACTTTTTCTTTTTTTGGTGTAATTGTACGTTTTGCGGCTTTCTTTTCCTTGACGGGCTTGTTTCCCGCCGTTTTTGCCGTTTTTCGTGTGGTTCTCTTTACGGTCTTGGTTTTCTTTTCCTCCGGTTCCGGTTGTGGTTCGGGTTCCGGC